CAAGCCTCATAGCCCTACTCACCCTCGGCACAGGCATCGCCTACGCCCAAACCCCCAACAACACCCCACCCCAAGACCTTGCGCCCCTCACAGGCGTTCCTAGAGGCCTCAGAGAGCCTTCTAGCCCCACCCAACCACCCCTCCCGAAAGGGGTTCCGGCAGACGAAACGAAACGCTGCCCCAACCTTGAACCACTCATCGCCGAATACCAGCTACCCGTCGAAGTGTTCTCCTACATCGCATGGCGTGAATCTCGATGCAACCCGAAGGCACACAACAAGACGCTCAACAAAGACGGCTCGCAGGACAGGGGCGCGTGGCAGGTCAATTCCAGTTGGATCACCGTCACAGCCACACAATGCAAATCCAAACGAGGCGACCTCAGCGTTCTCTTCAATGTGCGTTGCAACCTGGCTGTCGCCAAATACCTCTATCAAAACGGCGGTCTAGGCCATTGGAGTTTGTGACCATCCACCACTTGTGAACATGAATGCCCTAAGGTCGAGGATGACCCTAAGGAGGGCAACATGGAAAACCCAAACCGTAACAAGCTCATCATGCTCGGAGCCGCAGTAGTTCTACTGTGGGGCTGGGCAATACTCCCACCAGCAGAAGACATCCCAGACCAAGTGAAAACCGAGTTCGACTGGGTGCTATTCGGCCTGATGAACCTCGTCGCAGTCGTGTTCGCACACATCTGGATCAGCGCACCAGCAAGGGAACAGAAGCGTCGTGAGCAGTATCAACTTCGACGCGAGTTGAAGGCTGCGAAGCGTCGCCACCCAACCGCCCGATGAACGTCCACATCGTTGATCTGTGGTCGGAAGGCGATCAGGTATTCAGACCGAACAAACCCGCATGGCATGACCTCGCGGAATGTCACGGTCGGCATCACTTGTTCTTCTCCGACCGCAGAGACGACATTATCGAAGCCAAACAACTCTGCCAATACTGCCCAGTACGACAAACCTGCCTCGATTATGCGATAGCAGGTGACGAGCATGGCATTTGGGGTGGTCTGACTACGATGGAACGCCAACGCTACGTTCAAGCAAGGAGCCACAAATGACATCCCCTCAGAAACGCAAAGGCTCGGCAGCTGAACTCGCTGTCGCTAAATGGTTGAAAGAGTGGGGTTGGGTCAATGCTGAGCGTTCCCGTGCCGGATGGCAAGACGACCGAGGCGACATCGAAGGCGTCCCAGGGGTCTGCATCGAAGTCAAGAACCAAAAACAGTTTGACATCCCAGGCTGGCTTGAAGAACTAAGGGTGGAGATGGAGAACGCTGACGCTTGGACTGGCACCCTGATCGTAAAGCGTCGAGGCTCAATGGATGTCGATGAATGGTACGCAATCATGCCTGCTTGGGTATGGGCGTCCCTGCTCGCCGCTATCGACTTCGGCGACAACTCCAACACACCCCCGAGGAATGATTGACACGCACCTCAAAAGGTGTAAAGTTCAGAACCCCAAGATTCCCAAGCCATAAGGAGGCCTGCGAAACATGACAACCGACGACTTCAACATCGAAGAAGCCCCGAAAGACCGATGGGGCAGATACAAGATTGAGCGACCAGACGGCAAGACCGTCGGCTACACCCGAGTCACCACCATCGCCAAGACGTTGAGCGACACCGCATCGCTCGCCGACTGGAAAGTACGCATGGCTCTGACCGGAGTCGTACAACGCCCCGACCTGTTGGCACAGGCATCGACGGCGATCAGCGACCGCGACAAACTCAATCGCATCGCCAACGAATGCATCGACGCTGCGGGTGCGTACAGTCGAGCGAACCTCGGCACCGCACTTCACGCCATCACCCAGCAGATTGACCTTGGGCTGAAGCCACAAATCCTGCCAGGCTTACAGGAAGACATTGAGACGTATCGCATCGCTACACAGGCGTATGGGATCGAGATGCTGTCCGACTTCATTGAAGTTCTCCTCATCCACGATGATCTGGAATACGCCGGTACCGCCGACCGCATCGTCAAAACCATGAGCGGAGAACTCGTCATCTTCGACCTGAAGACAGGCACCTCGCTCGATTACGCGCACGGCGAAATCAGCATCCAGCTCGCCGCCTATGCGAACGCCCAATGGGTGTACGACTGGAAGACCGGCACACGAACCCCGATGCCTAAGATCAACAAGACGAAAGGCATCATCTGTCACCTGCCAGCAGGCGAAGGACGATGCGACTTCTACGAAGTCAACATCGAAGCAGGACTCGAAGCACTCCACCAGTCGCTCGCTGTACGCAACTGGCGTAAGCGTAAAGACCTGTTCAAGCCGTACAAGTTCTCCGAAGAGAAGCGGAGGGTTGTCGAGCCTGCGGAAAGTCCGATTCCGCAGGCCGACATCACCGCCCGACGCACCTGGCTCACCAACCGCATCGTCGCACTCCCAACCGATGCCCAAGCCACCGTGCGCCTCTACTGGCCGCAAGACACGCCACGCATCGCCGACGCAGACATGGACGGACTCACCCGCATCGTCAAAATCGTCGAACAAGTCGAAGCAGAAATCGATCACCCGTTCGGCGAAACCGACCCAACCCTTCCACGCACCCGCCGGAAGAAGCGTGTCACCGACACGTTTGAGGATGCGATGAGCGGAGGCAACAATGGCTGAACGACCAGCACTCCCGACGTACCCGTTCGGATACGGCATCGATGCTGATGAGGCGATCCAGCGCATCCGGCGCATCAACGCTGTCTCACAAGGCGACCCGAACAACAAGAACTTCATGGCTGTCGTCGTCGAAGAACTAGAGATGGACTTCGCCATGTTGCGTGAGATGGATTGGGAATCGTTCATGGATGCCGCTACGGTTCGCATGGCGACACTCGTGAACATCGTCAAGGACGCGAAACCATGAGCATCCTCAACGACTTCGAGGGCGACATGATGGATCAGAACCCAGAGGACATCGCCTCGGTCGAGACACTCAAGTCACTCATCGCCACACTCCAAAACCGCAACCGCGCCGACTTCTACTCAGCCCTGCAATATGCGGAGCAGGGTGGCTGCGGGTTCGGTTCGGAAATCAACTCGCGTCGAAGGTTCGAGATCGCCAGAGGTATCTACTGGCTCATCACCTCAAACCAATTCGACACCGACCTGATTCGTGACCTTGCGGGGTTCGCATCAGGACTCACATACGGCAAGGTCGCGGACGGCCTCGCCAACATGAACGCGAAAGAAGCGGCACGGTTCGCTGAAGCGTGTTTCATGTTGAGCGTGAACGCCTACGACCTGACGTATGACCCGCAAACCAGCAAGTTCCAAATCATCCCTAAAACCTCTGAAGGAGGCATGCAATGACCGACGTATTCATGAGCGAAGGCGGGAGCAAATATCCTGCCCTCAAGTTCGAGAACGTCAACGACACCCACACAGGGCGTGTCGTCGAAGTGAAGAAACTCGAAGACCGCGATCCGGACGGCAACGTCAAGACCTGGCCGAACGGGGACACCCGATTCGTGTTCGTGTTCACCGTCGAAAACAACGGCGAGTTCGGCAACATCTGGGCACGAGGCAACATGGTGAAGGCAATCCGTGAAGCAGCTCAGGCTGCGGGTCTGTCCACCATGATCGGCGCAACCCTCACCGTCAAGTATTCCGGTGATGGAGAAAAGAAGAAGGGATTCAACGCACCGAAGCTCTACAAGGCTAAGGTCGAGGCACCCAAGCCACAGGACGCGTCAACCGAACTGTGGTGAAATCGTGACAGGCAGGTGGCACCTCCCCATCCCCCCGATGCGCCACCTGCCTGTCACACCCCCACCCAACTAGGAGACAAAGTGACGATCACCGACCTAAGGAACACCATCAAGTTCCTGCAAAGACTCGTCGTAGGACAGTCTGAACAAGACACATTCTTCAAGACCCTCAAAGCATTGGAAACAGAACTACAAAGGAGAACCAAGAAATGAGCAATCCATTCGACCCCACCTACGGCTTGTCCGGTGACATGGGACTAATTCTTGCCAAGGCTGGCTGGTTGCTATGCAAAGGCATCAATCCACTTGGAAATGAGGTGGCATATTTCTGTCACCCAAATACTGGTCAAATTAGACAAGCCAATCTTCGTAGAGGCGACGAATGGGCTGCAATTAGTTGCATTATTGACATCACGGAGGAAAACAAATGACATACGACCCCGAAACACTCCACCAACTCAACGTCGAGAACCAGTTACGCATCAGCGAACTCTCAACCGCACTCGAACGAGTCACCGCCGAGCGCGACCAGCTCAGCCAAGCCCTCCTCAGCGCAGTCGCCCAGTTGGAGGAAACCAAGACGATGCTGACGCAACTCAAGTCCGACATCTCACGCCTCCAAGTCCTCATCGCCACCGGAGGTGAACTGTGAGAGTCGAAGTAGCAGCAGCGTTCGTATTCGGACTCGCAATCGTCCTCATCATCCTGGCGTCCTGACATGAACATCCTCGAAGAAGCAGACTTCCTCATCAACGGCCAACGCCAAGACGACTACGGGCATCCGCTCGACGACTTCAGTCGCACCGCCAAAATCTGGTCAGCCATTATCGGCATCCCCATCACCGCCGAGCAGGTCGCCCTGTGCATGGTGGGTGTCAAGATCAGCCGTGAATGCAACCTGCACAAAGAAGACAACCTGATCGACGCAGCCGGATACCTCGGCACACTCCAGATGCTGATCGAAGAACAAGAACGACGGGACAACCTGTGATCTGGCTCATCCTGTATCTCGCCTGCGTCATCTACACGTTCCCGAAAGCCGTCAAAGTGCTAGTCAAACATAACGACGAATACGGCTACGGCGACGAAATGGACTATGTGCTGATCGGCCTACTTGCAATCGCACTCAGCGCAGCATTCCCAGTCTGCATCGCGGCATATCTTGTCTACCGATACGTCAAACGAGTCGAACGCAAAGAAGGACTAGACCGATGACCCACGCAGCCGTCTGCTTGAAATGCCAACACCTCGTCAAACACAACCCAAAACAACTCGAAGGCTGCCGATGCGACCCAGACGCACCAACCTGGATCGCCATCACCCAAGACGGCCGACTCCTCACCATGAGCCACGCCAACTACGCTGAACTCTCCGATGAGTAACGGACAACGCCAACCCTGCCCATGCAACCCACACCCCCAC